CTCGTTCCAGATTTTAGGATTTTGGTCTCCAATCTCGTCCAGCACCACTCCGTCAAAGTACTGGCCCCTGAGCGAATCGGCATTGTCAGAACCGTAAAGACTAATTCTACGCCCCCAAAAGTCCACGCGAAGCTCAGAGATATTAGCCGTAGCACCCAATGGACGAGTAAACTCAAGCAAGTAATCCCAAGCGACACGCTTAGACTGAGCATAAGTAGGAGCAATGTAAGCAAATCTAGGATTCGGTTTCTTGCACTCAATGGCGGCCTTTATCAGATGATTGATAGCGCTTACAGTCTTGCCCATACGACGATGAGCCACTACTACCGTAAACCTGTGGTTATCTACTGCCTCATGGATAGCTAGCTGCTGCTCCCGAGGCTTGTAAGCAATCTCGATTACTTCTGCCATTAGGTATTAGATTCCCTGTTTTCTTTGTAGGAACTAGTGTTCTTGGTATCTACCCAATCATCACCAACGAACTTAGGCTCGATACCGTTTAACCATTTCTGAACAGAAATAAAGCAGCCGCCTCGCTCTCCGAACTTACCGCCATGCCAGCTATTAGGATAAACACGGATAGAGCTTCCAATGACATTCTCAGCGAACCATTCCCCATTACACATGAAGTTAATGTCACCACCTATGTAAACCTCAAATGAGTCTACGTTGGGGTGAATATGAGGCTCTATCTCAGAGTTAGGCTTTACAAGGAACATCTCAACCTGGTAGCAGTCCTGCCGATACAAGACAACACCATGAGTCTCAGCCACGTAAGTCAAGGCATTCAAGTCTGGAGTGTTAATCGGCCTTGAACTTAGCCACCAGTTCTTGAAGTTCTCAAGATCATCGAATTGATTTACTTCTGCCATGTAACCACGTGCTGTTGAGGCGCACCATCAAGGCCAGTAACCTCAGTCCTAGCCAGCTTAGGTATATGGTACTCAGAGAGCTTCTGGATAATGTCCAATGCCTTATGAGGATCTTTATCAGCCACCTCATTTAGCCATCTATCCATGTTAGGAGCATTGCGCTCTAGTAGGTTAGCAATAGCCTCTCTTACGATGCCTGTAGCCTTATTAGGCATTCCTTTAGGTCTACCCGGCCCTGCTAGTCCTTTGCCGATTTCAGGCGTTTTAAAATCGTTATCTGTTTCCATAATTGCATTATCCTTTGGATGTCATGCGTAGAATATATCGTACATATCTGGCCTGTTAGCCTTTATCCACTCTCGCGGTTCCTCATGGCATTTCTTGTAGTCATATCCTACTGTCTGGCTTCCTGCGTGATGCACATAAGCCCTAGATACGAAATGCTCAAAGCCCGCTTTTTGCAGGTCATAGCATATTATATTATCGGAATACCAATTCGTGCTTGGAAACTTAGCCGCATCCCATGCCTTCTTGTTAATCACCGCAAATATTGGGGCGATTACACCTGTCGGCTTTATGTATTCTTCGCTAGCCCACTTTAGTCCGGCTTTTTCGTCTTCTTCTACAGGGAACCTAATGTTTTGTTCTGGCAATACATAGTCAGACCTTGCACCTATGAATCCGTAATTTACGCCATTAGATTCCAGAATTTCTGTGTCGTGCGTTATCCGCTTGATGGTATTAGGATTCAACACCACATCGTCGTTACTAAGTATTACTGAGTCGTAATTTCCATGCTCAAAGACATAACTCGTAGCAACATTGTAAGCATCGCCAAAGTTATCAGCCTGATTCGGCCTCCAAACCAAGTTAGGCAAGATACTCTTAGCCCTATGCCATAACTCCAGACTATTACCGAACAGGTATACAGGCATCGTAGGGGCATAGATTCTTATGCTCTCCAGCAATACAGTTACGCCGGGATTGTTTACCGTACAGATGACTATTGCTTGCACAATGTAACCTTCATGGAATCGACTGCTCTCGGAGTTCTTAGGATTTCCTCGTCAGACTTACCCGCTTCTGACATTTCTGTCCCTAGCTCTGTCAACTTAAACTGTAGTTCTTCTAACTTAAACCCTGAATCCCACCCTAAATACCAGCTCCATTCAGTGTAGTACAGCCAGCTATTCTCGTTAAAAGCCCGCACATGAGTCGGATCCTGCCAAGCACCCAGACTTAATTCATACGGAACAGAGATTATGAATTTGCCGTTCTTTTCCAATAAGTCCCGACAGTTCCTCATGGCACTAACTAAGTCTGGAATATGCTCCAGCACATCGTTAGCTAAGATAGTGTCAAACATCTCTGGTCTGATCTTTATCTGACCAAAGCGGGTTTCTACTAGCTCACCCCATTGCACCTTAGAAATATCACATACCCAGTCAGGTTTTACCCTTGCCTGAATATCGGAATTTAGACAGTCTTCTCTCCAGTCTTTGCCGGAACCTAGATTTAGTATCACTTTTTCTTGTTTCTAGCGGAAATTGCTGCGGCTTTTTGTTTAGCATCGGCCTTGCTACTGGCTCCCCATGCTCGTAAAGACAGTAACAAACGAGTAGGCTCACCATTAGGTTTCTTCTCCGGGCCGGGCATATTACCCATCCTAGCTAGGAAACTAGCCCTTCTAGGATTGTCTCCAGACTTAACAGGAGCCTTCAGGTTAGAGCCGGGATTCTCAGCCTCGTAAGACTTACGCCCCTTCTCGTTTAATCCACCTTTAGCGTTCTTCCCCGTCTTCTTCGTCCATGCTGCTGCCATATTCTTCCTCGCTCTCCATCTTTGCCATCTTGAGCATCGTCTTTTGCTTATTGGTCATAGGCTCAGTTATTGGGCCACCTACCAACCAAGCAGAACAGGTACGATCAGCCGCACACTTAAACTCAAACAACTCACAATAGCCAAGCTCTGCCTCTGCTACCACCTCATTGGCATAAGTCTCAGCGTCCGATTCCTCTCCCTGAATACCCTTGATAATACATTCCATCATCTCAGGAGTCTGGATAAATGCAGCACAGTTACCGCAGCGCATTGTCTGTGCATTGTCTGGAGTCGTAGCCCATTCCACAGCACGTTTATCCCAGAAGTCTTCAGGTTCCTCTGGGTTTGCCGGGCCGTAGCCTACGTTCTTGAAAGCCCAATCCCGGTTCTTCAGGTTGAGCTGGATGTCTGAGCAGACTTTAGGACAGGTCTTCATTTTGCGTACCTATAACGTAATGCTTTACTTAATTGCATTATTTGATCTTGAGAAAGCGGAACAGGCTTATTAGGATCTGATCCAGTAATTTGCATATAGTCTTCCATCCATGCAGTCGGATGAGATGTAGACTTTAAGCTATATCCAAGTGGACTGACACTAGGCCAATGTTGCATTGTGTCATATTCGTAGTTCTCAGGACGAACGCCAGATTTCCAAGCAGCCCGATAATTATAATCAGGCGAATTAAGATTAGGCTCCTCGCCATATTGCTTTACAAACTGAGAAAACCAAGGAGTTTGCCGTATTCCAGCTTGAAAGGCAGCTTCATCTTGGGCATTAAATTTCTCTGCTTTTGCTTCTGGAGCAATAGCATAATCAGGAGTAATTTGATAACCAAGCAATCCGTCCATTACTTTTTCTTTTTTGCAGTCTTAGCCGCTTGCTTAAAGTCGGCTTTAGTAGGAGCGCCCTTAGTTCCCGGCTTCTTCATCTTCTCGCCAGAACCCTCGGCTATACGCTTGCGCTTTGCATTGATATTGCTATAGAGACCGGCTTTCATTTGCTTCTCCGTTAATAGATTCAAGAACAATGTCTAAAGGATTTTTTTCGTTATTAATACCTTTTTTGTTTAACCAATGAACATAAGAAACCAAAAAGTCAAAAGAATCTTTATCCGCTTTCTTACCTTTGCCGGGGCGTATTTCATTCCATGCAAATACAGCATGAGATTGTGCTTTTTTAATCTTTAAATATGGTTCAATATCAGATAGAAAATCAACAGCTTTTGACCAAGAAATTCTCCAACTATATCCTTGCTTCCAATTATCTTTTCGCAAAGATAATGGATTTATATCTCCACCCCACTTATCTTTAAATTCCTGAAGAATATCAATATTTGTATTTGTTACAAGAATTCTTGGATAAATTGATGTTCTTGTTTTAGCAAAACCTATGCACCCTTCACCATCAACAAATCCAGCAGCATACTGAAGATTCATTTCTTGGCTTTCTTATTTGCAACACTATACGCTATCGCGACTGCCTGTTTCTGAGACTTGACCACTGGGCCACCTTTACCGCTATGCAGCTCACCCTTGCCATACTCACGCATAACTTTCGCTACCTTCTTGG